CCAATAACGCCATTGTGAAATCCATAGATAGCGGCACGAAGCTGAGTATGAATGTGGTGGCAACAGTCACCGGCAACGGCCAGTTCACTTTCGGGCAATCAGATTATCCATTGCCGTCAGATTTTGAGCGCCCAATCGACAATACAATGTGGGATCGCACACGCTATTGGGCCATGAGAGGGCCTCAGAGTCCCCAGCAATGGCAGATGTATAAATCGAGCATCATTGGCAAAGCGGCGATTGAGAGGCGATGGCGCATTCGTAATATCGGTGGAACCAATCTATTCAGCATTGATCCGGTTCCTACCGATAAGGGCGCTGCGCTCGTTTTCGAGTATGTCTCCAATGGATGGTGCAAAAGTGCTGGGGGGGCATATCAAAGCCAATGGCTAGCAGATACTGACATCGGTGTTCTTGACGAATATCTTATCCAGCTCGGAACTCGCTGGCGTATGCTACGCCGCTTGGGAATTTCCTATTCCGAAGAGTTGGACGAGTATGAACGGCAGGTTTCAAAAGCTGCTGCCCAAGACGGCGGTGCAGCCGTTCTCAGCATCGTGCCCGTCAACGCTTGGAACTTCCTCACGCCGTACGGAAATGTACAGGATGGAAATTTTCCGGGATAGCCAATGTCGGGTCGCCTAACTCGCAAACAGCGCCTCCAAATTGCGAATGCCCCTGAGGTTGTTTCGCAGTCCATTCCTGCGCCTATCGGCGGTTGGAATACGCGTGATGCGCTCGACGCGATGGACCCCACCGACGCCGTCGTGATGAACAATTGGTATAGTGATGCCGGTGGCGTCGTTCTGCGCAATGGAAGCGTTCAGTTCGCCAGTGGTATGGGGTCTGGGTATGTGCAGACGCTTGCAGAATTTAAGGGAGCATCGGTAGATAGATTTATCGCTGCGGCAAATGGGCATGTATACAACATTTCCAGCGGCTCACCGGTCTCCTTGGGTTCAGGGTTTGGTAGCAATATCTGGCAGACGACAAACTTTCTGAACCGCTTGATTATGGTCAATGGCACAGATCATGGGCAGATTTACGATGGAACGAATCTCGCAAATGATAGCTTTACCGGCGTCACGACAAGTACACTCGTAGGCGTTTTCCAATATCAGCAGCGGCTTTTCTTCTGGCAGAATGGATCTACCGGCTTCTGGTACGCTCAGCTCAATTCTATCAGCGGCGCGTTGGCGTTCTATGATCTCGGAGCGTTTTCGCCGCGGGGGGGCACCCTTCTGGCGATGACCACTATCAGTCATGACGGAGGTAATGGCGTCACCAATCTTGCTGTATTCATCATGTCATCCGGGGACTGCCTGCTTTTCCTGGGCAATGATCCTTCTCTTGCCACCACCTGGAATTTGGTTGGCATCTATAATATTTCACCACCGGTCAGCCCTCGCGCAGTTTGCGGATATGGCGCAGATTCCTTCCTGACCACATTTGATGATCACATTCCGCTTCAACAGCAATTGGTGGCTTTGAAGCTTGGTCAGCTTCCGCCCCGGTCAAAGATATCGAATGCTGTGCAAGAAGCAGTTATAGCCAATCAAGCCGGGTTCGGTTGGCAAGCGCTATTCTATGCCCAAGGGCGCAGATTGATCTTCAACATTCCGAATGTCGATGGTTCTTTTAGTCAGCATGTGACCAACACATCGAATGGGTCCTGGCAATTGTTCACGGGAATGAATGGATGCTGCTGGGGCATATACAAAAACAATCTCTATTTCGGCGCGAATGGTGGAAAAGTTTACCAAGCCGATATCGGAAATTCCGATTCTGGAATGGTCATTAATGGCGATCTCCAGCAAGCTTGGAATACATTCGACAATCCAGAACGAAAACATGTGAAGGCGGTACGGCCGATCCTGCAGTCAGTTGGCTCAATCGTCTATACTTTCGGCATTGGCTTTGATTATGGAAATATCGCTGTTGGATTGGCCCCGAATAGTCCGGTATCAGGATCACCATGGGATACATCGCCATGGGACACGTCGCCATGGTCCGTTGAGGCGCAAATTGATACGCGATGGAGAATCGGGGCTGGCACGGGCGAAGCGATCAGCTTCAGGCTTCGGATAAGCGCGCAAAGCTACGTGCAGTATCTACGGACGGACTTTAAGTTTGAAGTCGGCAATGCCCTCTGATGCCTCTCATATTTCCTAAGAATGAGCAGGAAAAGGAAACTCTTGTTCGATGGGTCGTGCAGCAGCTTGGCATTAAGGACTACGGCCCCTGCCAGACGATAGGGGTATACCACCATGAAACGGTTGTTGCGGTTGCCTTATTTTCCGAGTATCGTTGGCCAAACATAGAGATAACATTTGTGACAAACTCGCCAAGATGGGCGAGTCCTACTGCGGTAAAGGCCATTCTGAGATATCCTTTTGTCACTTTAGGATGCCGCAGAATTACAGCTATTACCGAGGACACGAATCAGCCCGCAAGGGCATTCCTCTGCCGATTAGGTTTCCGACAAGAAGGTGTCCATGAGGACGCGCTTCCGACTGGAACGGCGATAACTTACGGGCTTCTGCGAAAAGATGCAGCTCGATGGTTAGGGGAAAAAGAGTTTGGCAAAGTCAGCACCGTCGCCTCCGACACCTCCCGATCCAGCAGCGACAGCCGCAGCGCAAACAGCATCTAACGTTCAGACGGCTGAGGCTAATGCGGCGCTGAATCGCGTCAATCAAACGACGCCCTACGGAAGTATCAATTACAGCCAGACCGGGACTGATCCGACGAGCGGCGTTCCCACATGGGCGCAGACGACAACTCTCTCTCCCGCCGGACAGCAAATATTCGATTCCGAGGGGAGGCTTGTAAATTCCGCACTGGGCGCGGCCGGAAATCTCTCGCAGGGAATTGAAACCACCCCGCTCAATACGACAAATACGCCCTATACCCCAACGCTAAACCAAGGCCCGCAGCTTTTAGACAAGAATACGGTTAATGCGACCTATGGACAGGCCAAGTCATTCCTCGATCCGCAGTGGAACCAAGGCCAGCAGCAGCTCCAAGATCAACTATCGCGAGCGGGTCACTCCATAGGAGATGCTGGTTATAGCAATGCGGAAACGCAATTCGATAACGCGCGAACGCAGGCATATAATGCAGCGCAGGATAGCGCGATCATGAACGGGGTGAATAATGCCAGCACGCTATTCGGCAATGCACTTCAGGGCCAAGCGCAGAACGTCAATCAGCAGGTGCAGGCACAAAATCAGCCTGTGAATCTTTTGTCTGCATTGCTGTCAGGTTCTCAGGCAACCAACCAGACGACGCCTCCGGGAGCATCGCCGTACGCAACGAATATTGCCGGAACCAATACATCCGGCATTGCGCAGAACGCCTATAACAATCAATTCCAGAACTATCAGGCGCAGCTTAATCAGCAGAACCAGCTCTGGGGCGGACTTTCCAGCCTTGGTGGGAGTTTGGGTGCTGCGGCCATTATGGCGAGCGATCGACGGTTAAAGCGCGATATCCGGCATATCGGAGAACTCACGTCTGGTCTTCCGGTTTATCGCTTCCGCTATCTCAATGATGATCAGGAATATGAAGGTGTCATGGCCGATGAGACTCTGCCGCTATTCCCAGACGCGGTTTCAATTGATGAAAATGGCTTTTATCGCGTCAATTATTCGAGGATCAGATGAGCGGTATCGGCAATCCTTGGCTTGACGCACAAGGCCAAGAAGATCAGCAGGGCTTGCAAAATAGGCAACGCCTGATTCAGGCCATGATGCAGCCTCAGCAAAATCCCAATACGACATGGGGAGGACTGGCCAATGCTGGAAGTCAGATCGCAGGGGCTTTATCCCAGCGCGGACTTCAAGATCAGCAACAGCAAATCTGGAGAAATCAGCAGGCACGAAATATGCCAATGACACAAACGGCCGCTGGCCCTCTGCCTACGGCCGGCCCTCAATTGCCTATTCAACAAGGAATGTTAGCAGGACTGTTTCAGTAAATGAGTAGCGCAGGCTTTCCGTCTTCTGCTTTTATGGTTGCGCCCGATCTGGCCGCGCAACAGATGCAGTTGCAGCAACGCCAGGCGCTTGCCCAAAGCCTATTGGGGAATAAGTCGGAATATAGTGGCTTTGGTGGCGCGGCGGATACTTTCGGAAGCCGGATTCTTGGCGCTATTTTGCAGCGCAATGCCAATAAGCAAGCGCTTGATTTGGGACGGCAGTACCAAGGCTCGCTAGCCAATTTCCTTGGCGGTTCGGATGTTGCACCACAGCAACCTCAGGGACAGCCCCAGCAGCCCGGCATTCCTCCGCTAGGCAGTCTGCCGCCTTCCGTTGCCCAACCTTCTCAAGATCAAGCCGGTGGTACGCAGCCATCGCCGCAACAGCCGCCTCTTAGCTCGTTGCCGCCAGGAGGCCCACAAGCGCCGCCTAGGCCCGTTGCTGGGACACCTGGTCCATTGCCGACTATGGCCCAACAGCCGCCACAAGAGGCTAATGCGGGCTTTGGTATCCCCGGAACAACCGCACGCCAACGGGCACTCGAATTTATGTTCGGTGGACCACAGGAATATGCTAAAGCGGTCATGGCCCAGCAGGCTCAGGAAGCGGCTCGAACCAACGAATACAAAAACGCTTTAATAGCTGTGGGGGGCGATCCGGCGAAGGCTGCGCAGCTCCTAGGGGCTCAGGCCACCAAAGCTGGCGCTATCGACCTTCGCGCTGAAGGGTCGGCGCTCGTCCCAGATGTTAACGTTCCCGGCGGTTATAGGCGCTTCTATGGTCCCAATGAAAATCTTAATGAGCAGTTCGTTGAAGGGCCTAATGGAACGATGATCGCACGGCCTATTGAAGGTGGTGCGGAGGCAGCGGCAGCGTTCCGAGGTCGGGTCAAGGGGGCCGAAGAAGAAAATACAGTCAAGGACGTTACCCTTCCCAACGGCAAAGTCGTTCCGATGTATCTTGGAACCGCTATCGGCGCTGCTCCATCTAATACACCCTCTCAACCGCTCGGCCTGCGTAACAACAATCCGGGAAATATGCAGCCGGGAGGCCATGAAGCATCATACGCCAACCCCACGGCAGGAATTTTGGCCGCTTCCGGCAATCTCGATAACTATGCCAAAAACGGCATCAATACGCTCGGCGGAATTATTTCCACTTGGGCACCCCAATACGATAAATCCGGCAAGCAGATAAACGACACACCGGCCTATATCGCAGATGTCTCAAAACGGCTTGGCGGCGTTGATCCGACCAAGCCGCTCAATCTGGCTGATCCAAATGTGAAGGGCGCAATTCTGGAAGCCATGTTCCAGCATGAGGATTCCAATAAGTTCGCTGCCCCAAATGCTGGCGGCACGACAAAGCCGCCTGAACTGGGCGTTTCAACTGCGCAGCAGGAAATCAACAAAGCGGCTGGCGAGGCTGCATCGAATAGTGGCCATGTCCAAGCAACATCCGATGCGCTTCTAAAAGCAATCGACGGGATGATTGCGATCAATGACCAAGTTCCCGATGCAACGGTTTTGCCGCCAGATTGGAAAGCCCGGATAAATGAAGCTGCCCCGAACTTGCCGGGATTCAGAGGCGATGCTGGCGCTTTGGCACAATGGGAGCAATTGAATAGCATTGGGGTGCTAGGTGGCATCAAGAATCTCGGGCTTGGCCGGGTTGACATTCCGATTGTCAAACAGATTCAGGCTGGTGGTGGCATTCCGGCCAATGTTCCGGCAGCAGATCGTCTCAGAATGCTCCAGACATTGAAAACGGAGGTCATTAACAATCGTGCCGTGGCGCAGAATGTTGCTGCCAATCTCAATAATCCAAATGCTGCGACACCACCGCAAACGCCAACGCAAAGTTATCCGAGCACGACGCCTAAGCCACAAGTCAATCAGCGTCCGCATCCCCAAGACATCGTAGACGAACTTCGCAAACGCGGAGTTGTAAAATAATGGCTGATCTATCTCAAATCCCTACCGATCAGCTTTTGCAGATGCTGTCTGACCATTCTGCTCCGACCGTCAATCAAAGTGGCGCAGTGCAGCCGAATGGCGTTTCTGAGCAAGGGAATAGTTCATACTTTCCGACAAATACAGCCGTCCACGCTAGCACAACTAATCCCAGCTTTGCTGCTGATTTAGCGCATCAAATTCCGCTTATGGATAAACTAGCTGCCGCAACAGGCGCGACGCTTCAACCCCTCGGCATGAATGGAGGACCTATTGTCAATTCTCCGTCGTGGGGCGAGCGTTATCAAAAGACGCTTCAGAATATTCGCAATAACGTTCAGGGGTATGAAGCATCAAATCCAAATGCAGCCTATGCCGCTAAGGCTGCTGGCGTGGTCGGTCCGATGCTTATGGGCGCCGGAGAAGCGAGCCCATTGATCAATGCTTTGCGGGGATCGGCTATCGGCGGCGCATATGGATTTAGCGGCACATCCGATACCAGTTTGCCAGAGGATTTATCAGCGACGGCGCAAGGGGCTGGCCTTGGCCTCGCAACTGCTGGCGCTGGCCACGGCATTGGTTCGCTAGCCGGTGGCGTTACTGGACGCGTTGCGGATGCATTCACCGGCATCCCTCAACCTAAGCCGCAATCTCTCGCTGCCGCCATGTTAATGAAAAGCATGGAGCGCCAAGGAGTAACGCCGAATGATTTGATTTCGCAGTTATCGAATAGTTCAAAGCCCATCACTGCAATGGACATCGGCGGCGAAAATTCACCATTGCAAAGGCTTGGACGCACTATGGTCACACTTCCAGGCCAGCAGTCACAGGAGATCACCGATTTCCTGAATGCCCGTCAGGAAGGTCAGCGTGGACGTGTGCTAGGCAATATTTCTACCATTGCGCCTAATACTGATACTTATGGAACCGCCGCTAATCTGAGAAACGAGCGTTCGGTTAATTCCGATTCACTTTACAAGAAAGCGTTTGCAAATCCCGGTGTCGGGCCTCCTGATTATGAAGCAGCTAGAAGCGATTTAATCAATGCTACGGCGCAAAAGGCTGGCATTGTCAGGCAGATGAATGCCATTGAGCAGAATAGTCCGGGAGCATTGGCGGCGCGCGGAGCCGCTGGTGCCGACATTCGCGATCAATACATGGGACTGCATCAGCAATTACAGGATACCGAAGGAGCAAGAGCAGCTGCGTCCGGTAAGTTCAATACCGTCCAGTCCGCTGTCGCGGGAAATCAAGCCCTAGTTGATCCCCGCTTAGCGCAGTTCATGTCCGATCCAGACATCCAGGCTGGAATGCGCCATGGTCTTAACATTCAGCGTCGCTTATCGCTCGCAAAAGGGGAGGATTTCGATCCGAACGCCTATGCGATCACGCATTACGATGAAGGCGGAAATCCTGTCATTGGTCCGGTTCCGACATGGCAAACCCTCCATGCTGGCAGAGAAGGCCTCGATTCCATCATTTATAGCCAAGAGCATCCGCTGACCGGCGTTCTTCCGAGCTTTAAAGACATCAATTCTCTAAAGCAGTTGCGTGCTGCCTATGGCACGCATTTGCAAAGCCTTAATCCTGATTTGAAGGCTGCGGATGCCGCATGGAGCACGCCGTCACAGAATTTGGATGCTATGGCTTTAGGTCAGAAGTTCATGCGCGCCGACCCTGAGCAAATAGCTATGGCGCGCGCTAATCTCAATCCAGCCGCAGACTTACATTATCAAAGTGGTGCTGGGCGTCAGATGAGTGAAGTTGCGAATGACACCAAGGATAATCGCAATATTCCTATGCGATTGACCGGCGATCAGACGGCGCGCGATCAATTAGTTTCAGCATTTGGCCATGGGCCGGCACAAGACTTCACCAATAATATGAATCTTGAAAATCAAATGGCTCAAACGCGCCAATTCATGGGAGGGCCGAATACCGCTAATAAAGCTGCTGATATAGCGGACGCAGCCCATACTGGATGGCTGGCGCCAACTCTTAAATCTGCTGGAGCTGGAGCGATGGGCGGATATGCGGGTGGCGGTCTTCATGGCGCGCTTATCGGCGGATTGAGCGCGGGCGCTTTTCCAATAGTGAAACGAATTGGATCTGCTGCGGTTGAAAATCTATTTAATAATGAACCGCGCAATATAGAATTAGTGAGAGCCCTTACCGCGACCGGACCGCGAGGGGCTACTGATCTCGCCAGTCTTTTGGCTCCTGCCCAACAGCGCGCGGCAACTATCGCCAAAGGACGGTCGATAGGTTCTATAACCGGACGTGCTATTGGTGCCGGACTTATTCCTGCGCTGATGTCTCCAACCGCTAATGCAGGACCCTAGAAAAATGCCAATCATGGGAAATGTCATGTCGCTTATCAAAGGATTCTCCTAATGAGCTGGAACGGAAACGGGACCTTCTCCAGAATTTATTCTTGGGTCACCCAGCGGAATCTTGGATTCGATATTCTCGCGTCCCAAATGGATACCGACACGAACGATATCACGACCAACGGTTTCAATAACTGTTTAACGCGAGATGGGCAAGGTTCCGCGACAGCCAATCTACCGATGAATGGTTTCAAGTTAACAGGTCTCGGTGCGGCAACAGCCGTAGGTGACGCGCTAAGTTTTGGTCATCCGGTGGCCGGTGTCACGACTGGCTATAATGGCCCGGCTGCCTTTGCAGGAACTGATACGGGGATTAATGCAAATTCCGTTTTCCAAGCTGATGGCGTTCTATTCGTGGCCTATTGCTCGCTGCAAAATGGTGCTGGAAATGGCACTTACGCCGCTGTTTATATGATCAGGGTGGGTCAGTCAGGCGACAATATCAACGCAACTAGGATCGCGCTGGACGCTGGCGGGACAGGAGTTGGCGCAGATTTTACGTTCACGGCATCGGCAGGGCATACCATCGTGGTGACCTCGCCATCGAATGCCAATACTCGTGTTATCATCCAGCAAATGACGGGCTGAGACTAAAATAGATAAGAAATGGAGTATCCGAGATGATCCATAGAAAGCTTGGCCTGCTTCTGAGCCGCGCATTGATGTTCAGCGGATTAGCCTTAGCATTGAGTTGCATCCCGGCTAATGCCGTTACGTTTTCAGCGATGCATACGCTGGGATTCCAACGGCTCACGAGCTTGGCTTCCGCGACAAGCCTCACGGTCCCGAATGGATCGATGGAGGCCTTTATTATTTGCACAGGACAGACCGTCAATTGGCGTGACGACGGGACTGCGCCGACTAGCAGCATTGGGATGCCGCTATTGGTGAATACTCCATTCCCATACACGGCTGGGAACATGAGTCAAATTCAGATCATCCAAACGGCCGCAAGCGCGACGTGCAATATCACCTACTACGGGCTCTAAGCCATGAAAAAAATCATCTCATTGTGGCTGGCACTTCTTCTCGCCACTCCGGCATTTGCACAGCCAGATACGAGTGCTGGCGTCATCAACTATGGTAATTCTGGTGGGGGCGGCGGAGGTGGGGGTGCGCCTTCTGGACCGGCTGGCGGCGATCTCGGCGGTACATATCCCAATCCAACCGTTACCAATGGCGCGAATGTTACCAATTCAAGCATTCCAAATTCCGGGCTGGTCAATCCCAACATCACGATTGGTGGCCAATCTACCGCACTAGGCGGATCAACCACCAACCAAGGCAACGGCGCAAAGCTTCAGCTTTCAACCGGCACGACCACGACCAATGACTGCGTCAAATATGATGCAAACGGGAATACTGTCGATGCTGGCGCTGGGTGCGGCTCTGGCACAGGAGCGAACCCGACAGCGACCGCCGGTCCTACGGCAGTTAATGGTTCGTCCGGCGCATTCCTGCGGAGTGATGGTGCCCCGGCTGTCCAGAAGGGTAGCGATGCTCAGTTTGGTATTGTCGAAAGCGACGGAACAACCATCACCTGTCCGTCCGGCGTGTGCAGTCTTATAACCAATGTCATCGCTGGCACTACCCAGACTGTCACGGTTGCTCAGTGGGCATCCTGTGCGGTGTTCCAAGTAAAAACATCATCCCAGACATTGACACTGCCAGTCTCGACCTCCTTGGCTAATGGCGGCTGCGTCGTAATCCAAACTCAAGGTCAATCGGTTACGTTGGCTCCTAACGCTGCTGATGCAGTCAATGGCGGCACGACTGGTGTTAGCGTCACAATTGCGTCTGGCTTAAGTGCCATCGTCACAAAAGACGCCGCAACGGCCAACAATCTGATTGCAACGCCTACTACCGCGGGTTCCGGCACCGTTACCAGCGTTGTATGCGGCACCGGACTGACCGGTGGGACGATCACCACCAGCGGGACCTGTGCTATCGCCGCCGTAAATCTTGTGACTGGCTCGGGTAGCGCGTCGCTCACGGGA